ATGAAAGAGAAAAAAACAGAATCTATAACGATAAAAATAACTGAATCAATGAAAAAAGAACTAGAAAAAATTCAGGAAGAAGAAAGACGAGAATTTTCAGATTTAATAAGATATATGCTACAGAATGAAATAGACCAGTATAAAAAGTGGGGCAAGAAAAAAAGCGAATATACCGGGTAAAATAGCGCTGCGCGCATGCGGCCTGCACATCCCCGCTTAAGGGGGATGGCAACGGCCTATAATACTGGGGCTTTGCCCCAGCCCCCGAGAGGCTTCAAGCATTAAAGAAGCTTTAGGCGGATAGCTAGGCGCGAAAAAACAGAGAGGGAAGAGAGAGGGAGCAGACGCGCAAACGCTTCCTTTTAATCAGGGTGTCCCGAGTTCGAATCTCGGATGGATCACCAGACAAAGAGGGCTTTTAGCCCTCTTTTAAAATCATTTTTCTGAAACACTAAAAAAAGAAAAAACGAAAATACCAATAAAGCCAATAAGAAAAATAACAGAAATCAAATCTAATGCAGTAAAATTATCAAACAAAATAATAGAATCATAACCAGAAATAAGGGCAGAAATAGCATCACCAATTACAATTAAAAACATAATTAAACCTCCAAAACCCCAAATATAAATTTAAAAACTACAAACAACAAAGAGGGGAATATTCATTCCCTGCTTTTAATTTGTAAGTTTGGGCAAGGTGAATATATCTCTTAGTTATCTCTAAAGATTCATGCCCGAGAATAGCTTGCAAAGTAATAGGGTCTCCGCCGTTGACAAGATACATAGTAGCGAAGGTATGCCGAAGCAAATGGCAATGCAGGCGGGGAATATCAGCGCGCTTTTTAAGCCTTTGAAAAAGAAGCCTGACAGAATTCCTGCTCATTTCAAAAACAAAGGAAGCTGACTGACGGACATAAGCTTTAAGGACAGGAGCAAAAGCAGAAGAAAGGGGCACGATTCTTTCTTTATCTCCCTTGCCGAGGACAACAATATAATTATCGAAAACATCACAGGGACGAAGCCGGAGAGCTTCAGAAAGCCTTAAGCCGCAGTCAAGGTAAAGCATTATCAAAACTTTATCCCTGCCCGAAACAGATAATAAAAGGCGCTGAATTTCTTCAGAGGAGAGAATGCGAATAACAGATTTGCGGCTTTTAGGAGTATGAGAACCAGCAAAAATATCAGGATTATACCAATTAAAAAACGCTCTTAAAGCGCGGTAGCGGGTAGCTATAGAAGTGCTGGCATTTCCTTTTTGACGAAGATAATCCAGATAAGAGAAAATATCATTTATGCCGACATAAGAAACACCGCCGCAAAACCAATTTAAAAACAAGCTGATGTTTTCACGATAAAAATTAACCGTAGCGGGAGAATTACCGCGGTTTTTTTGCTCGATTAAAAAAGAATCTAAAATATTCATTAGAATATAATTTCTCCTGTTATGGGGTCCAGTATATTATCCTGACCGTTAGAAATACTCCAAGCTTTACTCTTTAAATGCTCTCGCATAACCACAGCACCTGAATCGGCTAAAATACGCTTCCAGTCCGGCCTATGACGAATCGCATATTTATGTAATAAATAAAAGGATATAATATTGTATTTCTCACAGAATTCCACCATTTCATCAATGGCACCATACTTATCTGAAACAAGACCGATAACCTCTAAATAATCAGCGCCGCAAAGACTCTGAACATCTTCTTTTAAATACTGGTGCTTTTCAGAATTATCAAGATGGCACAAATAACGGGCATAGCCGCGAAGAGAGTTAACACGCTCACAGCCTACGCCGCCTATCTTTTCAAAAACCTTTTCAGCCTGCTCAGAAGTCTTCACAGAATCAAACATAATAAGCACATGCCAATGAGGTTTTTTGACCTCTCCAGTAGGATTTAAGTCCTTATCATGATAAGGAGATATAAAGGAAGGTATAAAAGTAGCGGCTAACCTATCCCGCCAGTCAGAGGGAGCGGAATCGGCATAAACTACGCATGCATAATTTCTAGTGCGGACATATCCATTTTTATCTGCCATAAAAAACCTCCTTAAAATGGGACATTGAACATTGAACATTGAACACTAGGGGGGGTGTCGTAGTGTCCCCCCTAGTATTCACCGCTTGGGGGCTCCCCGGGGGGGGGAGCCCCTTCCGCGGTAAAAGTAACGCCGGAATCAGTATCAAAAAGCTCAGCGTTACGAATCGCCTTAGTAATAAAATAAACCTTAGGGAATAAACCGACCTTTTCTTCACAGTCGGCTAAACGAGTTGCGCCAGTCTCTGGATTAGTAACAACTTTAATAGTGTTGCGATAACGGCGCTTAAAGCCTAAAAATCCTAACCTAGAAAACACATAGGTAGAATCTATCAACTGCCGAACTTGCAAGTCAATATCGGGATACTGGCTTGAAAGAATAATATTTAAATGGTTTTTCCTCTGAAACTTAAAAAACTCTCTAGCTTCCTCGGGAAAACTTTTAAAATCTCTGTTGTTATGAACTAAACCAGCTTCATCAATAAGAATAAGAGATTCAGCAGGATAAGAATAGTTATAGTAATCTTCGGCTAAAGGCATTCCAACGCCAAAATTAGAATACACATAGCCCTTTTTTTTCTTAACATGACGGGCGGCGGCAAGAGACATTCCTAACGTCTTACCGCTTCCCTTTTTGCCAACATAAAATATAAGGTGGTATTTATTGCTACAATACCTAAAAAGATGGAATATTAAATAGCCTGAAAGACAAATAAAAAAAGCGAGTATAAAATTCATACTAACACCTCACTAAAAGAAAAAAAGGGGCGGGGAAACCGCCCCATAAAATCAAACACCAGCGCCGGGAATCCAGCTACGTACCATACTGATAACAATACTTGCTATAGCAAGTATAACAAAGATAAGAAGCAAAGGATTATCAGTAATAAAAGTAACTACACTGCCTACCCATTCCAGAAAAGCCGCAAAAAATGTGCCTATTGCAGTCAAAATAGTATTTAAAGTATCAGACATAATTTAACCTCCTTTCTTTCTTAATCAGCGCGCTTGATGAATCCTAATATAACAAACAGCACAGCAAGAGGAATAAATAAAAAGCTAATCGAAGCAGGAAAAGCCAGAAAAACCTCAAGGGCTGATTGTATCGCAGTTAATACGGGACTAAGCATTTACCTCAATCCTCCAATTAGACGGCCGAAAAGCTTAAGCAATACCCAGCTAGCGGCCAAAACAATAATAGTTGCGGCAAAAGCGGCAATATTAGGCTGTAAAACAGTTTTAGTAGTAGTTATAGTCTCTTCAAAGGGAAGCTCAACAAGCTGAGCGGTTCCGCTGTAAGAATAACGCTCGGAAGTATAGCCGGTATGCGTTTCCGTCTCAGTTATGGTTACTTCCTCAAAATATATAGCCTCAAAAAAATCAATTAAATCGTTCAT